GAAGGCTACGTTTACATTTGCCGGGAATGGCCTGACCGAAACACATATGGAGAGTGGGCCTTGTTTGGAGATCCTAAGTGGAAGCATGGACCAGCAACTAGGAAGATAGGTTTGAATGTGGAAGGCTATGCTAGTTTGTTCCGGGAAATTGAGGATGAACTAGGAGTGGAGGTGTTTGAGCGTATAGGAGACTCCAGATACTTTGCTAGGGAGAATGACAACAATGAGGATTTGTTTACGTTGTTTGACGACTTCGATATGTTGTTTCACCCTTCCGATGGGCGTATGGAAGAGGTTGGCATTAGCGCCGTTGACGAGTGGTTTACATATAACCCGAACGAGCCAATAGACGCTGTTAATAGGCCAATGTGCTATATACACCGGGATTGTGGCAATTTGATTGACAGTTTGTTAAATTACAATTCACAGGGTAAAGCGGATGAAGCCCTTAAGGACTTCTTTGATCTCATTCGATATTTGAGAATGGCAAATGGAGGAGAGGGACCAGATCACATTCAGAACAGGAGCTTGCTTGCTACAAGCAGATCAAAAGGAGGATATTAATGCCAAAGGTTAGAATAGGGTCTTTAGCCGATGAACTGGAAACAGATGTAAATGATTTAGTTTGTTTGGCAAAATCGAAGCTTTGTTCCTCGATGATGACCGGAAAGGGAGGCAAGGCTTTGTGGATAAATGAAGACGGCCAAGAAATATTGCGCAGAGCCGTTGATATTCCTGAAGTGGTTCCTAAGCACTACTCGGGCAAAGTTTTAAGGGGAGCCGCAAACCCTAGATATGTTTACGCTTTTGTAAAAGACTTGGAAGCAAAGGTTCCGGTCTGCATTCCTAGGAAACTCAAAAATACATTGATTGGAAAAAACATAAAGATAGAAGCAATCGAAGATGCAATCGGAGTCTCCTATAGATACGTCAGATGACATAACGACAAACCGTCGTTGGCTTTGCGAGCAGATTGATAGGTTACTTGCTTGGGAAATATTGTGCCGAACTGCCAACAACGAGGAAATTTACTCCATAAGATCTAGCGACTTGTGTGATAAGATAGGCGTTAGTCCACAATATTTCTACCACGTTTTCTCTCGAATTAAAAACAAGGTAAATGCAAAACACTTCGATTTCTGAATCGCTAACCTACGTTAGTGACGACCCTGATATTACATCCCTCCGATATGCCTATGACCAGTCTGTGACTGAACTTGAGGCATATTTTGATTTATGCCGAAGTAGCTATGATGATCGCCGAAATTGGTGGCCAGGAAAGAGCCGGGACCTGAGAAAGCACGGTGCTGATGCTTTCCCGTGGGAGGGAGCCTCGGACATGGAGAGCCATGTTATTGACGAGCGTATAACAAGATTGGTTTCTTTGTTCTTGTCTTCAATGAACAGAGCAAACATCCGAGCATTTCCTGTGGAGGTTGCCGACGTTCCAAGAAGCCGTGTGGTTACAAATTTTTTGAAGTGGATGGTAAAGAGTGGTTACATTCCTCGGTTTAAGCAGGAGATGGAACTGGGAGCCAACTATATGTTGGAGCGTGGCATTCTTATCACCTATGTTGGTTGGCACATGGAGGACAGGAGTTTCCTTCAGCGTTTGAGTTTAGATCAAATAGCATCCATTGATCCAGCATTGGCGGAATTAATATCGGAGGGAGAGGCAGACGATGACATATTGGCTATGCTTCAAACTAGCTTTCAGGGAGTTACTGAAAAAAGGGCCAAGAAAGCTTTAAGGGATTTGCAGAAAACCGGTAGTGCCGAGTTGCCAATAGTAAGGCGTCAGGTAAATGCTCCAGAGGTAAAGACACTAGCTCCAGACGGAGATTTTATTTTTCCCCCGTATGTTACCGATCCCCAACGGGCGCCATATTGTTTCTGGAAAACCTACTACACTCCGCAAGAGTTGCAGAACAAAGTAATTACCGATGGTTGGGATGAAAACTTTGTAGATTATGTTGTAGAAAAATATCGTGGCGTAAACATAGATTCCATCGAGCGTGAACAAGAGGGACGCAGGTCTATTAGTCTTACCGATAATGCCTATGAGGCTGAAGAGCTAATTGAAATTGTTTACGGTTATCAACGGTTGATAGACAAGGAAGACGGTTCAGAGGGAATATATTGTACCGTATTTCATCGTGAGTTTAGTGGAGTTGACGGCATTCCCGGCTATGCAAAATTTGAGTTGCTAAATGGATATGAAGACTACCCAGTAGTTGTGACCAAACTATCCGAAGACAGTAAGAGGTTGTATGATACGATGACCATACCCGACTTGCTGCGTGGCATACAAAACCAAGTAAAGATAGAGCGTGACAGTCGCATCGACCGGAACAGCTTGGCGACGGTGCCGCCCATCCTTCATCCTGTGGGACAGGCTCCAACAGATTGGGGTCCTGGCAGGATGATACCATATCGCCGCAAGGGAGACTTTGAGTTTGGCCCTGCTCCTGTGTACAATCAGGGGTCGATTGAAATGGAGAAGACCCAAGAAGCTCAGGCCGACAGGCTTGTTGGTCTGGATAGTGAGGGTCCAGTAAGTCAGATAAGGCAGCAGTTCTTGGTAGACAAGTTTTTAACGCATTGTTCCAAGGTGATAGCAATGTGCTACAAGTGCTTTCAGCGTTTTGGGCCAGACAGCATTTTCTTTCAGGTTACTGGTGTTCCAGACCCTCAGATGTTTAGCAAGGGAAACCCGGATGAAAGCTTTGACATAACCATTTCCTATGATGTTCAAAACACTGATCCCGAAAAGCAGGAGAATAAGCTAAACTCAATGATTTCTTTGCTTCAGTTGGATCGCAACGGAAGAATAAATGTAGATAATTTAGTTACGCTAATTGCTGGAAGCGTAGATCCGGTCTTGGCTGATAGCGTTCTTCAACCAGTGGAGGCTGCTCAGCAGCAAATTCTTAAAGATATTACAGATGACTTATCAAAAATTTATGCGGGAATCGAAATGCCAGCTCGTCCTAACGGCGCTCAAGCGGCTATTCAAATTATTCAGCAATATTTGCAGCAACCGGATATTGCCCAGCGTATGCAAACTGATCCTGCTTTCTCGCAGCGTTTGCAAAAGTATATGGGCCAATATCAGTTCTCTATGCAACAAGCTGAAAACGCTCAAATAGGTAAAATTGGTACGGCCCCAGCTCAGATGGGAGGAGTGCAGACCCAGAATATGCAGCAATGAGTTTAGAAAAAGATATACAATCTTTGCACAACTACGAGTCTTTTGCTCGCTTTATCAAGGTGATAGAGGCTTTGCGGGAGGAGTGCATAGGAGATATGCACGAGGCCCCAACCGAACAGCTTCAGCAAATATCTGGAAGGATAATTACATACGACCAGATATTGCAGATGGTTGACTCGAAAAAACTAGAAAAAAGACACAAAGATTTTTTGTAAGTTGTGATAGTATGTTTCCACGCAATCGCTAGGCGTAAATAGTGGAAACAGTTATGAACGATGAAATCGACACAGCCATCGCTGAGGCTGAACCAGAATCAGTGGACAACCAAAATATATCTGCGTCTGACTTTGTTCAGAGACGTAGTGAGGCAATTCTAGGGCAGCAGCCTGAAGAGGAGTCTCAAGAGTCGGCTGAGGAGCTAAGCGAGGAACCAGTTTCCGAGCAAGCTGCCGAGGATGATGTTCTTTCACAGTTTGATTTAGACAGTTTGTCGGATGAGCAGAAAGACGCTTTGCGTCAGAAACTCATTCCCGGCGCGCAGTCTCGCATTAGTGAGCTTACAGCTAAACGGAAGGCAGTTGAGGAGGAGTTGCAAACTATGCAGCTAAAAATCAAGGAGCCTGAAGTTAAGGACAATCCCCTTTCTAGTATATCAACCCTTGAAGATCTTCAAAAGAAGTATGACGAGGTGAATGATGTTATTAGTTGGGCAGAGGATCTGTTGTTTGAGTCCGATGAATATTCTGCTGACGATGAAATAACTACAGTAGAAGGTCGCCCGATGACTAAGGCCGAAGTGCGTAAAGCTCTTCAAAGTGCTCGAAAGTCGCGTGACGCATACATTCCAGACCAGTTGCAAACGCTTCAACGTCTGGAGAACGCAAAAACAATGCGTCAGCAGTTGGGCAACAAGGCAATAGAGGAGCTTGATTGGCTAAGGGACGAGAATGAGAATGAATTGAAAAATCAATTTATTTCAATCATGAACGACCCAAGGATAAAGCAGTTAGAGGAAGTAGCTCCTGAGCTAAATTCTCTAATACCTTACTATATGTCTCATGCTGTAAACAGTCTGTATGGAAGGAAACCAATAGCGGATACCAGCAAGCCAGCTAACAAGAAAGCGGTTAAGCTAACACCTCCTAGCGGTTCCACCCCAGCGTCTGCAATGTCTGAGAAAACTGAAAGGCTTTCTGTGAAGGCCCTGAAAGATCAAAAGAACCGATTTAAATCATCTGGACGCAAAGACGATTTCATCACTTTAAGAACCTTACAATTAACTAATCGCTAAAATGGCATTCTCAAATACATACGATACGACTAATCCTGGTTCTGGTGTTTCCAATAGAGAGGACTTGACTGATGTCTTGACTATTCTCGCTCCTGAAGAAACTCCAGTCCTTTCCTCTGCTTCCAAGCAAAAAGCATCCTCAACATTCGTTGAGTGGACGGTAGACGCCTTGTCTGCTCCTTCAACTGCTGGCATCCGTGAAGGTGCT